AGGAGCACCGTTCTGCTCCGGCAAAATCAAAATAATATATTAAAAATCTTTGCGATTGTCGCAGAAATGAGGAATTTATGTTTAATTATGAGAAGCGATTGCAATATCCCGTTAATATAACAAGGTGTGATCCAAAGGCAGCTATGGTAATTATAAGTCAATATGGTGGTCTGTAGTCGATGACTTATTATATTTTTATAAAAATACTATTGTAAAGTATATTGCAAAGAATTTTCGCATATGCTATAATGTCATCAGACAAAATAGATACAAGAAGTCCATACAATTCGACTTCAAAACGAAAACCCCCGATGTTGCCGCATCGGGGGTTTTCTATTTCCAATTTTTTAAAATGGCAGGAATATCACCATTAGGCCGATTACCGACTATTTATTGCCATCCAGCCATTTAATGATGTAATGACAAATCACACCACTCACAACGGCAATAAAAATAGATACAATTATATCCATACAATTCACCTCCTTCCCTTACCGGTATAGAGGCGGTAACGAGTTTATTTTAGCATATAAACAAACTCAATTCTACAATTTTCTCAATGCACCTTATTATAATTGAGAATTGCCTGTACGATAGCTTTTGCAACATTATCTCTGTTAGCTTTATAAAGCTTTGCATCGTCAGGGTCAGATACAAAGCACACCTCAATAAGAAGTGCCGGCTTTGATGTCTTATTTAAAACCCATAATCCCGATGTTGTTTTCACACCTCTGTTTCTAAAACCAATCTTAGAAAGCTGATTGCAAATTCTCTTTGATAAATCCCCTTTAACACCTGTCGTATTTCTTACCCATACTTCAGTTCCCGTTGTCTTTCCGTCAAGTATTCTCTGATGTTCTGCTGAGTTGAAATGGATTGAAATATCAATATCCCTTGTCTTTGAATTGCATTTTTCACAAATCTTTCTGAGCACATCTGTCTGACTGGTTCCATTGTTTACGGTACAGTCATATGCCTTAATACCATTCTTTTTCAAAAGTCTTATTACCTTTTTTGTAATAATTCTATCCTCTTTGCTCTCGTCAATATAATCACTTGCTCCACAAGCTATCTTACCGGCAGGATTGTGTCCTCCATGTACTGTTACTGCTTTTATCTTACTCATAGTCTTTGTCCTCACTTTCCGTGTACTTTACACTCTTATTTATGCTATTCTTCGCATTTTACTTCTGGAAGTCCTGCAACTGATGTCAGAATACTTACAACTCCGGCTACTACCGCCGAAGATACTGCAAGTTTCCAGTCAACACCTGACACGGTACTTCCAACTGCTATCACTGAAACTGCCGTCTGAGCCATTGTTTTAATCGCTCTAATCGTGGCAGATTTTACCCATTTCTGAGTATCAACACTTACCTTAAAAACACAATTCCTAAACATAATAAAAACCTCCTTATTTCTTCTCTAAATCTTCTATTCTGTGATTTGCTACTTTTATATCTTCCGAATTTAAAGCCACAGATTTCTCAAGTTTATAAACCCGGTCGATTACCTGATTATGTACATCCTGTTTCTTTTCCAACTGCTCTAAACGATAAGCTACAAGAGCAGTCGATTTTTTATTTGCGAAATATGCTCCGCTGGCTGTTCCAATCATTGAGATAACTGCTATTATTATTTCTATTGCGTATGCTGCCATTTGTGTCTCCTTTCCTGCCATTTTAGGCATAAAAAAAGAACAACTCTTCACTTTGCTCTCATCTTATGCCAAATCTTTAATTGTCACTAACACTTGTTGTTACATTATCATTCACTATATTACTCAGATGTTATTTGCTTATACTCTTCAGATGTTATGTCCCCCCGTATGGACAAAAATTTTCAGATCATTGTTATCATAATAGCCCTGGCCATAATATTCATTGATAATATCAAACATTAGATATCACCTCACTTTCCAGACAATAAAATGCACTAAAGTATGTCATTATTCGACAAAACTTTTAGTTCTTCTTCAATCTCATTTACCCTGTCCCTCTTGTATATCCTATCGTTAATTTGACTTCCGATATTCATATATGTTTCCGTTGCCCAGTTCTTGATACAAACACAGATTTCTTCGGTTTCGCAGTCCTGTAATGCAATAAGCAACTTCTCTATAGCTTTCGCCATACGCCAGTCACCACACTCTGAGGTGTTCTGCTGTAAATCAGAGTGTAAACATCTGAGTTCACTTTCCAACTCATTTTGTTTTTCTTGCTTTCTCATCATTTCACGGTACTGCATTTCGGTTTCTTCGTCCATGCCATTTTCCGAAGTGTTTATTGTTGTATAGTCCATTATCTTACCTCCGTTTTAAAGTTCTTCAATACTGCCATTTATTTTTTTCTCTCTTTCATAAATTTGTGCATTCCTACACACAAGAGGTAGGAATGTTAGAACCGCTACGCTCCGATTACAAAGCGAGGACGCACAGAGCCCCGAACATTGCTCGCACCGCTGTAGTCCGCACGGCCAGTATTGTCACAATTGCAAACATAAGCACCCGTGGCCATATCCTTTAGCCAGTACCAGCTACTTCTATTGTCCATAGCTTGTCTGTTGTGAGTAAACAACGGCATCTGCATTTTTGCGTTTCCTGTATCATATCCACTAGAACTCCAAACTGTAGACCCGTAGACTTCAATTTCGCTCATTAAAATAGCTTGAAAATTGCCCCAAGCCCAGCTGTTAGAACAACCAGTGTTGCTACCAAATCTATTATAACCGCTTTCATTTACGCCATTGCTACATAATTCTCTCGTGGTTTTTAAGTGTGAACCAAATTCGGCGTACAATTGTTGATTTATAGTAGCATCACTAGCAGTAGAACCGCTCGAAGTAACTGCTCCTAATATACTTGTATTCATCTCAGAGCCTACATATCCACCTACCGTTGTATTTGTACTGTTCATTCTATGTTTACCAAAATGCTGTACACCACCAAATCCCTGCCCTGCTGTCATAACTGCATGGTGATAATTCACAACTATGTTATCTCCATTGCCTTGTAAGGCATCTAAACCGATGATTGTTACATATTGCGACCCTGTCGTAGCCGTCGAGCTGTCTTGATTCGGGCATGTGATAGGTCTTGACATTTTTATATAATCGCCTACATAAATGTCCTCAAATAAATCAAAACCATCTGTACCGTTTAATCTTTGATAGAATGTTCCGTCTGTGATATATGATGTAATGTCTTTTGGAACTATTCGAGGCATATTGTGGGTGGCGGTTTGAGATAATATACCGATTTCTTTTTCTATATCATTTACAGCTTCTGCTACCACTTTGTTTGCAACGGGATTTGATGATGCGGTCGATAACTCGCTGTCAACTTGCGTTCCTTTAACATACAACGTCCAGTTCGTCCCATCGTTTGTAGGTGTTATGCCTGTTACTGTTTTTAAAGCTATGTAGCCGTTGTTATTGTATTCAACTGCATCTAACCTTTCGTATGTTATATTACTTTTATACTCCCCTTTAGGTATTATTACTATTCTTCCTGCGTCTGCCATATTTAATTTACCTCCCAGTTTAAATGTCCGTTATCCGCCACTTCAAAAGTAAATCTTGCTCCTGTGTATTCAAGATGCCCTGTTTCAAAGTTTACTTTAAAAGTGGCTTCTGTTTTGCCAAATGCATCATTTATCTTGTCTATTTGACTGTTCCCAGCATCTTCAATTTGTTTTAAATACGACGGCACATTTGCACTTACTGTTTCTGCTTTTTCTGAATAGTACTTTGCATTATCGGTTTCTTCTCCGTCACGAATACCACTTTTACCAATACTATACGATTGTGCCAGTTTTGCGTCCATATCAGCAGTTATAACGCTCTCAGATGCGCTTTTCGCACTCTCGGACGCTTCTAGCTCAGACTGTCTCGCTTCTTCTGCTTTCTGACCTGCCAACTCTGCCGCCTTATCGGCTGCTTGTTTACTTTCCGCTGATTTTTCACTATAATACTTTGAATTATCTTTTTCCTCTCCTTCTCTTACTCCACTATCTCCTATCGCATATGACTGTGACAGCTTTTCGGCTTTTTCTGCATTTATAACACTTTCTGATGCACTTTCTGCATATTTTTTTGCATTATCTACATATTCAGATATATTCGCCCCGGAATCTTTTGCAGCATCTGCATATTTTTTTGCTTCCGCAACATAATCAGTTAAAGCTTTAATATTTTCTTTCTGTCCCACTGCTGAATATGCTGGATTTTCTGTAGCCTTAAGAATAAATGGAAATGTACTCACAACTAACTCTTGAGCCGTATTTGAAAAACTTATGCATAATTTCAAATCCCCCGCCTCATCTGTTTCATTTTTAGTTAAATGTGCTGTAACTATGTTTTTATTAACACTACATTTAATTGATATAGCCTTATGCTTAGCTGTTTCACCCTCACATACACACAAATCAAATTCTCCGGAATCTGCTATAAACAGCTCATCCCCATTTAATATTGTACATACAAGCGTCGGCGTATCTCCCTGCATACAGTTTATTACCGGTATTACATTGGCAGATTTAACATTTAATGTAACTGGTATTTCCATTTGCGTCTCCTTATTCTGTTGCTGATTGATTTGTTTCTATGAGACTATATACATATGTATCAAACGCCGCAAAGTCTTTTAATACTTCCTCTTTGTTTGCATTGAACAACTCTACATTCTGAATAGCTTTCCCAATATTAGGTGCACCGCCGACTGGAATTGAAGCGTTCATGTATGCTACTTGTTCTTCCTTACCGTCAACTGTTAATACACATGCCCCTGTTACCGATACCTGTTTGTTTAATCTTACCATTTTATTTTCCTCCTAAAATCTGTTGTTTTAATATCATAAATTCACCTTGTAAATTTAAAAGTTGAAATTGTAACTGCTGATTTTTTTCTATTTCCTGCTTCAAATCTCGCTTTAAGCACTGGCAGTATTTTGTAAGAGGTGCTATAAATTCCTCATATCTCAAAGCGGCATATTCCTGTTTATCTTCATCTATCTTTACTGTTGCATATGCGGCAAAATTTTCGGCTGTTCCTAAGACTTTTTCGGCAGTCCGTTTAACTTCATCCGCTATAAATCCGCTATGAGTTCGTTTGCCGTCTATCATTCTATATGTTGACGGTTTTAAGTCGTCTATAAGGTCGTTTGCGTACTGTTCATCTATTTCATTGACGTTTGTTTTTAATCGTCTGTCTGAGGCTGTAAATGCTCCTGTGTTCGTTGTTACTGAACTGTTTAAAACATCTACCGCAAATAAATATCCGTTAGATTGTTTATGATCTTTAGAATAAAAACCAGCAACAGACAAATCACAATATCCACTATTAGTAACCGGTGGTCCCGAGGTAAATTCACTCCCTACTTGTATTCCACAAATAAGTTTTCCTTGCCACAGAGCTATCTTATAAGGCCATCCTCCAAGAGCATAATTTGTGCCTGAACTAGCAAATGTGGCATTTGTTTTTGAATATATACAGTCGTTTGTAAACTGCCATCCACCTATTGAGCCTATACCATTTCCATCTAAAGTAAAATTGGTACTATTTACAACAAGCCTGTTAGAATTAAGTGTAATCTGCTCTGATGACTGATTTATCTCACTACATACCCCACCCACAGAAACTTTACTGTCTATCTGATTTTTTGCCCATGTTGTCGTCGCATAGTTGCTCATACCCGCAATTGTTTGATAATTCCCTAGTGTAGCTTTATCGGCTTTCAAACTAAGTTCTGAATATTTAGCATAATTGTTCATTCCATCCTTAGTTTGATATATTTCTGACACTTTAGCATTTATCTCTTTTGCTGTCTGTTTTAATTCTGAACCTGTTATATAATCGCCATCAATAACTCCGACTTTTGTTTTTATTTCATCAACCGTCTGACTAATCAAAGAAAATTTCTTTTTGTTCTCTTTGTCTTTTTCATAAAATTCTGATTTCAAATTAGTGCTGCTTACATGAAATGCCGACATTTGTACCTTTTTTTCTCTTCCTTCTTCATCCGCTGTTAGACAATATGCCGTCATTGCTCCACCATATTCAAGTTTTATCGCATATATTTCGATGCTTCCTGAATCATCTGCCGGTGTAAATACAGGCTTTCCTTTTTTGCTGTCATATGTAAAATCATATTTCACTCTCGTTGCTTCTGAAAACTCATACACATCCCCAACTTCAAGGCCAACAGGATAATAAACCATTGCTCTGCCTTTTATATATGCTGATAACGTATATACTTTCCCATCTTCCGGCATAAATGAACTGTCTATGTATGAATAACTGTCAGATAGTCTGAATATTTTACATTCATAATGTTTATATTCTCTGTCCCATTGTTTTTCACCAACTTCTAAATAATTTCCAACAAATGACCATCCATCCTTCATTGTTTGACTGTCATAATAAAGGTTATATCCAAGATCATCTAAAAGCTGTGATTCAATCCGGTTAAAAGTAACATCTAATGTCTGTCCCGTAGGATCATAATTTATTGCGCTGGACTTTATCGTTTCTGTTCCATCGTTTATTTCCTTTATCAAAGACGGAAGATTTATTTTTTTCGCATTTATATTTGCGTTATCATCTACCATCTTGTCATTGATAAGACCATCCCTTATTGCATTTTCAGTAATTCCACCTTCGCCCCAGAGAACATTTCCATTTTCATCATATATTATGATTGTATAGTTGTCGTTTGCATCCTTGCCAATCTGAACTCTTACCTGATTTCCATCAGATATCTGCATCGTTGAATCTTTCAACACCATACAGCCATCTTTAGACTGTATCTGTACATCATCCGTATAGATTTTGCCTGCAGCTATCTTATCAGCAGACAACGATTCAATAAGCGCACTTTTAATAACACCGTTGCTCATCCTCGCTACAACAGAATCTGAAAAGTCCGATGTAATTATTGTATTCCTGATTGTGTCAATAATGGCCGAATCCGATGTAAGATTCTTTATATTTCCCACAGCAGCTGTTATATTATCTGTTGTTATAGTTTGAGCAACAATATTTTTTATAATTGCGTCTGTAGCTGTAAGACTGTCTATCTGTGCCACTTTAGCAACCAGGTTATCTGTCGTTATACTTGAGGCCTTTAAATCTTTTATCCATGCCTCTTGCGCCGCCAACTGCTTAGTTACAACGACATTCTGTGTATTGCTTTGGTCTACAATAAGGCTTAATTTTTCACCGGTTACTGCACCAGCTATAGAACCTGATGCTGTAGCCGCCGTCGTATTTCCCACACTGAAGCTGTCATTTGCAGGATTGTCAAGACTTATTGTCTGTTTATTTACCCTTAACATGACACCATCAATACCAAGCAACTTAGCATTAACTTTGTACCAGTTTCCAACCTTGATTTTTTCTTTTGTATTATCAAGAAGATGTGGGTCTATTGCCGATATTGTATAGCTGCTGTATGGCTCAGAATAAGCTTCAATATATTTTTCCGCTTCTTTCAAGAGTTCCTTTGGCTCTTTGATATCCTCATACAATATTGTACGCTGAATTACTCCATACAAATTTTCATTCTTTGAAAGATACTTCTTTCCACTATTTACAGAGGCTATGCTAACCCTTTCAAGATTATCCTCATCAGTATAAACTTTGGTAGTATTCTCGTACAAAGATTACTCATGTCCTGCTCACATGAATAAGATAAAAGATTGTTTCCAATTTCTATTACACTATCACCGCATATCTTTCCAATCTTTTTTGAAACTGTCAGCTTGTCCGGTACCGCTTTTCCATCAACAACCTTATAAGAAAGTAAAATCTCCCAGTTGTATTTTGAAATCAATGCTGAAAATTCATCAAATGTCGTTCCTCCGCTTGTTGATAACTCTGCTTTTTCTGTATCTGTAACAGTCTGGTCAAACTCTATTTGAAATGTATGCTGCGGTACACTGCTGTTATGTCTTTTAATCAGCTCCTTTGCCATATCAACAGGTGACATATTAAACAGCTCAATATCTGTACTACTGTCCTGAAGATAGGCAAGATATCCCTCACAGGTTACCTGCTTGTATATCACTCCATTGTTATCCATCAGTGGAACAGCTTTGAGAACTCGACCTAAAAACTCTACATCATTATCATCAATACACTGAATTTCAGTAAGACATGGTACCAACATTTCATATCCGGGATTATCCGGATAAATATCACACGACAATGAATCAATACAGTTTAATTCTCTTGATATACTTCCCGACAATTTTCTCTGCATATCATCCGGCTGCATATTATGAATAATTTCATTTTTAACTGTTCTGTTTTCAGTTTTCTTAAAAATTGTAATAGTCCTCATATAGTCTTTTCACCGCCCTCTTTTACTGAGTACATATACGGATCTGCCTTAAATGTAGCAGTAATAATACAAGCTTTTCTCGTTGATGCAGACGCATCAAAGGAACTGATTTTTGCTTTAAAAAACTTCTCAGGCAATGCACTGTCAACAAATCTCACCTTACCAGCCTGAGCATACAGCCAATTTGCGACCTCATTTTTAGACTTCTCAACCTCTAATCTATCTATACACTTTTTCCACATCTTTACTGTGATAGTTCTGTCATCGTAAACTTTCAATCCAAGTAGATCATATACATCAATTGTCGAGTCACGAAACGGAACCGTAGTCTCAGAGCTTCTAAAAGAAGGATATCCTATATCTATACTCTCCACTGTCATTCCCTTGTTAGATGCCCTTATGTCATTAAACGAAAAATCACGCATTTGCTATCCCCCTTCTAGTAAGATTAACCTTTGCCCCCTGTAACATATCCACAGTGTTTAATGCAGCTTTTCCAACCACATTTCCATCCATTTGAATCGTAAGATTTAATTGCTGATTTGATTTTTGTAAACCTGATGCTCCTGAACTTACATCTGGTACCGTTGTTGGAAGGTTTCCGGTAATAATGTCTGCAAGTCCCTGTGTTTCCCTTTGCAATCCCTGGGCAAAACCAAGACCTGTATATGCTCCAAGTTCAGCCATTACTTTTGACGGTGAATGTATTCCAAGGTTTTTCTTAACCTGCTTTACCGTCTGTCCGGTAAGCTTCGCTATAGCCTTATATACATCATTACTTCCTTTTTCTATACCATTCGCAAATCCTTTTGTAACATAAGCACCTATTGATTTCATCTCTTTATTGTAAGTTTTCTTAAGTTTTGCAATCTTAGTCTTATATTTTTTCTCAAGATCTTTCATCTGCTTTTCCGTTGATTTTTTCAAATCTTGATTTTGCGTTACAGCTTCCTTTTGTGCTATAACATTTTTTTGACTATATAACTGCTTATACTCTGCCCATTGCTGGTCATTCATCTTTGTAAGAGTTTCAACATCACCTGCAGAAGTCACACCAAGACCTTCTATTTCTTTCATCATCTCATCTGATGCTCCTCTATTGCGAAGTATCTGCAAATTTGTACGCCATTTTTGAAGTGCATCAACCTGACGTTGTAAATTCACTACAAGACCGTTTTCATCATCCGTTTTTGACAGACTAACATCACTAAAAATACTAAAACTTGATGTGATAGATTCCTTAGTTGACTTCACCTCTTCGTTATATGTATTTTTAAGTTCTTTCAACTCTGATTTAAGAGTTGACATATACTCTTTATAACTTTTTTTATAATTACTTAAATACTCTTTTTTACTATTAACAAAATTATTTCTTGCTTCATAATACTGTTTCAAAGCCTCGGTATGTGCAGATGTCCCTTTTTTCGTTGCCTTAACAACCTTATCCCAATACGTTTTAATAGTCTTTTCATTGTAACCATTGCCATTAGTCTTCAAATCTCTCATTTCTATTTTATTTTGAAGATTTGTAACAAGAGCCTGCTGTTTTTTCTCAAAAGCCTTTCTCTGTGCCTCAAGCTTTTTCTGACGATCTTTCTGCTCTTTTTCCAGCTTTTTTTGATATGATGCTCTCTGCTTTTCAAGACTTTTCCTCTGTTTTTCACTATTGTTAGTCACCTTATTTCTTGCAGCATAATATTTCTGCAATGCTCTTGTATGCGCAGTAGTCCCAGCATATGTAGCATTAACTACAGCCTTCCACCACTTTGCAATTGTAACATCACTATAACCTTTTCCATTTGTTTTCAGGTCTTTATTCTTTATTTTATCTGACAATTCTTTTACAAGAATATTTCCAAGTTGTTCAGCAGATTTTCCAACATTTTTGGAACTTGATTCAATACCCTGTATCAAACCATCAACTGTATATTCACCGGACTTTTTAAAGACTCTTGAAGGTGAATGAATATCAAGTTTCTTTTTAAATGCCTGATCAGCTGCATTACCTAAATCCTCATAAGCTTTAACCACTGCTGATCTCTTTTGAGCTACACCTGCAAGCAAACCATTAACACTATTTACTCCTGCACTCTTCATAAGTTTTGTTATCTTATTATTAGATTTCTGTATTGCATCTAATGCACTCTGACCACCTTTTTCAAAACTTCTTTTCATGCCAGAAGAAATATTTATACCAACCTTGTTAAGCTTTTTCTGCATATTGCCAGCACGCTTCTGAATCTGCTTGTTTATAGCTTCATACGCAACCGTAGGATCATTTGGACTTCCATTTATTCCCTTGGTTATTTCCTCTGGAATATACGCACCCTGTTTTCTTGCATTAGTAGCAAGTTCCATCAATTTTTTGTTTATAGCAGTATTTAATGTGACTAATGCCGTCTCAGGTGATTTACTTCCACTTTTTAAACCTGCCGCAAGTCCCGCCGGTATTTTTGTACCTGTTTTTTTTGCAATACTTACAGAATTATTGAAAGCTCTCTTTGTGGCATCATCAACTTTTAATCCTGAGCCACTCATCTGAGCAACGGCAGTATCAAATGCTTTTCCAAGATTTTTAAATTCTCTCGCCGTTTTCTTTGCAGCATTGCCTGAAGCATTTGTTTTTTTCTTTTGATTATCAGTTGCCTTACTATACTTTTCAATGTACTTCTGTGCTTTATTGACATTTGAATTACAATCTTTAATTATTTTTTCCTGTTCTTTTATTGTTTTATTTAATTCAGAAGACGTTTTTTTATGTCTTTCCTTTTCTTCTGCATATTTGCTTAATGCTTCTTGTGCCTTTTGATATGTTTCACTGTAATTTTCATTGTAATTCATATTTCCAGCATTAGCCTTATACTCTTTTTCTAATGCCTTCTGTGCTGACTCTGCTTTTTTCTCTGCATCAGTTAATCTCTTTTTTGATTCTGCACGTTTCTGCGTTGCCTCCGCAAGTGCCATTTCAGCCTCATACTGCTGTTTATATTGCTCCTTTATATCAGTCTCAGCAGCTTGTGTCATATAAAGTTTTTTATAATTGGAAATTTTATCTGTTATCTGCTTATTAGATAACTTAAGTTTTCCGTTTTCTTCATCATAAGCATTTGCAAGTTCTGGTATTTGCTGAGATAATGAATTTACTATTGCTTTCATCTCAGATTTTTGAGCAGTGTTCTTATGTTCAATGTTATTAAGTTCTTTCAGTCTTTCTGCCTGCTTATCTACTGCCGCTACTTCTGACTCAGCAGACGAAAAACTGTCTTTTGCTGCCTGCACACTTTCCTTTATAGCCTTTGTCTTCTCATTCAGCTTATCAATTTCTTTCTGATCTGCCTGAGCCGCTTTTTCAGTTTCACTTGTAGACCTTTTAGTCTGCATGGCAAATGTAACTATCCCAGCAGTAAGTGTAGCAAGTGCTGTTGCCGCCAGTAAAATAGGATTAGCCATAAGTGCTGCACCAAAAGCTGTAATTAATGGAGTTACAGTCTTTACCACTGTTACACCCACAAATGCTGTTGTTAATGCCCCTAACGATGCCGTAAGCGAAACTACAGCCTTAACTACATTAGGATTTTTCTTAATAAACTCCATAGCCCAGGAGATTGCTTTCTGTCCATGCTGGTACATTCCGTCAAGAGACTCATTAAGCTGTGTTCCGATAGCAATCTTTAAGTTCTCAATGCCATTTAACATCTTCTGTTTAGCTGTTTCTGATGTATCAGTCATCTTTTTATAAGCATCATTAGCCGCACCGGTACTATTCGTCACCTTTTTCAGAGTATTGTTATAATCCTCTGTTCCTGTCTTTAAAAGAACTGTTGCTGCTGTCGCAGCTTCCTGACGGCTGAAAAGATTTGAAAATGCTGTTGCATCACCGCCTACGCTGTCGCTTAATATCTGAATAACATCACCAAGCGATTTTCCCTCCGCCATCAACTCCGTAAATGATTTTCCTGTCTCTGTCTGCAAAGTCGCTGCCGTTTTTGAACCCTGTTTTGATAGTTCTTTCATAAGAGACTTAATATAAGTCGTAGACTCGCTTGTTTCAATACCTCTTTTAGTAAGCTGTATATATGCTGTTCCCAAATCTTGTAATGAAACACCATAATTCGCCGCATTGGTAGCAACCTTACCAATACTTGACGCAAGTTCATTAACCGATGTTTTACCTAAGTTCTGTACTGTCAGAAATACATCTGATACCTCAGATGCATCTTTAACCTTATTTCCATACGAATTAAGAACCGTTGTAAGACCATCAATTGCCGTTGTGCTGTCTGTAAATCCACCTTTTGCAAGTTTAGTGGCTTCACCTACTGTTTCCACCGCCTTTGATGTATCAACACTTGCTGATATAGCCTGATATGTTGACTCAGCTATATCCGTTACCGCCGTTCCTGTCTTTGTAGACAGGTCAAGCATCTCCTTGTTAAGTGTCCCCATTGATTTTTTCGATGTATCAGCAATGGTACTAACCTTTGCTGATGCACTTTCAAACTTTTCAGCACTTTCAGAACATTCATATAAAGTTTTTGCTATGTCCTCGACCTTTTCTTTTACTCCTGATGCAACTATCTGGTCTGCAAGATTATTAAAAGCCTGTCTGTTACTTTCTCCAAGCTGTTCAACATTAACTCTTACTTCCCTGACACTTTTTCCATACTGGTCTATTGATGTCGCACAGCCATTAGCCGAGTTTTTGGCCTCTTTCATATACTTATCATTTGTATTCAAGGCTCTGTTTGCCCTGATTGTCTGTGCTTCCGCAGTATTTAACTTATTTTTCCAGTTTTCTACTCTGCTGCCGGCGGCTTCATAATTTCTCTCGCCTTTTTTTATTGCCTCTGCAAGTTCATCAATGGTTTTCTGCTGTTTATCAAGTTCCGCATCCGTGGCTGTTCCGGATTTCTTCATTTTATCCATTTCAGCCTGTGCGTTTTTATATTCTGCCCTTAACTTTTCAAGACCGTCTGCAACTTTTTTCTGTGACTCAGCACTATGCACATAACCGGCTTTTGTTGCATCGAGTTTACTTCTCTGTCCCTGAAGCACCTGAGAAAGAACTTTATGCTTTGCCTGAAGTGCTTCAAGACTGTTCGCATTTTCGGCATACTTCTCTTTAACAAGACTAAGCTCTGATTTCATTCCCCTAAGCTGTTTATTACAATCCGTAACCGCTGCTTTAAACTCTTTCTCACCCTCAAGCACTATTGATGCACCAATTTTATTTTTATTTGCCATCTTATCACTCCGCTTCTAAAAGTTAATGATTTCTTCTCTTTCCTCTGCACTGGTTATCATCCTCTCATAGGTATTTGCTGAACCTCCTGCAAACATATTGCAAATTGAAGATGCAAGCATACTCATTTCTAAATCAAATACATTTTTATACTCAAAATACATATCCGAAAATTCTCCGATAGACAGAAAATTACATTCTGTCTCAGAGTAACCAAGTTTTGTCCTGGCAATAAACTTATACCAGACGAAATTTATTTTTCCTCCGTCTGGCTCTCCAAGTTTTTTTCATCGTTCTCATTTTCTGGAAACATTGAGCCTGCATATGTAGTAAAAATTTCTGTTGCAAGTTTTGCCGGATTAGAAACTGCATACACAATCTTTTTGTCAGGAGCTTTCTTACCTGTAGCCTCTGCACCTTCCTCAAGGAAAAGCATTGTAGTATCAAGCAATGCCTGATAATCAATTTCATCCAGATAATTTTCACTTTTCTCAGTATCATCACTCCGTGAAAATATCTTATTTTCAAACTCTTTTAGACTTCCATACTTTTTCTGAAGCTGTGCAAGTGCTCTTATCCCACAACAAGCCGGATAAGTCTTTTCATCAATGCTCAGATTAAATATCCTCATAACCTCACCATCCTCTCACATCAAAATATGCCGCACTGCCCGGCAATGCAGCATACAACTTTTCAAAAAATAACAAAACTACTCCGCTGTCGGTGTAAATAATGCTTTAAGAGCAGCTACGGCATCTGCCTCCGACTCAACAACAGCCGTTCTTCTGTAAAGCCCTGTCTGCTCATCAGGGTAAATAGTACCTACAACAGATGGTGTTGTATATTCCAACTTTTCCTCTTTAGTCTTTGCATCAACAGAATACGGTGCAAATTTAACTTTCGGATAAAAAACAACTTTATACTTTCCACCATTTTTCTTGCTGATATAGCCAAATCCTACCGCTATAGGCTCATCATTGCTTGTAGCATCATATACATCAACTGTTTTCGACTCTCCGCCGCTTAATGCAATGCTGTTTTTCTTCTGTCCAAGAAGTGGACCAAATATAGCAGGATCGTCATCATCAATACCCAGCGTTATATCACCGCCTGTTACTGAGCTGTCACTGTCCTGCAATACATCATCAGCATAAAGTTTCGCATCGTTCGAGTTCAAGTTTTCCTTGAACTCAATCGCTCCCGCAAGTTTGGATGGTGCTTTGTACTTACCATCCTTTAACTCACCATGTAAAAATGATTTTAAACCTACCTGTGCCATTTAAACCTCGCTTTCCGCTATGTTTGTCTCATAGCATATGTGTCTTTTTTTAACATCTCTCTCAACAGTATTTAAGGCAACTTTTGGATAAGAAAAACCGCTTAAAAATAAAGCGGTTTTAATAGCCTTTTGCATATTGAGATAATTTTTATTTAAAGGTACAAAAAGATGTACCTGAAAATACATTTCATTTATAGCCGGGTTATCATCTGCAAACCCGCCCGGCTGTTCTGCTGCCACATTGTAAACAATATAAACATCTGCATCTCCGTCATAAACATCCATAGCAACCTCTGGACAAACGGATTTCAAGACAGTTTTCAAATCACCAAGAACACTCATCTTTCCTCCATCAACCACATAAAAATTTATTTATAAAATACTGCTGACCTTTGCCTGTAATCTTTGTTGTTTTTGTTTCCAGAGGGAGTCCATTTCCTCTCTCAACTGTCCTCACAACAATTTCAAACAATCCAAGTTCCATTGCTTTCTGTGTCGGAACTGTTGAACCCTGACAAATATAACCTTTTTCACGAAGCCACTTGTAAAATCTCTTTTCTCCAAGCTGCACCCCATTCTGCCTTATCATCTTTGCCACATCTCTTACAAGCATTGAACTATCTGACGCAGAAACGGCATCTGCAAATATTTCTTTTGGCTTCATACGCCTGTTATCATCTAAAAGTTTCGCATTATCTTCTTTTAAACGATTGATAGTTCCGTCTGCCATCTTCAAAGCTCTTGCCATGACCTGTTCAGGTGTATTCCATGCCTTTTCAAGATCAATAAGATACTGCCTGCACTGTTTGCCTTCTGGTGTCCTCTGTATCATGCAAATCTGTTTCGCCATATCTACAGAGATTTCATAATCTTTTGATGGTCTACCACAATTTTCAGTTTTACTCATTTTTGAGTAAAAGTCTAATCCCTCTGAAAAACCATATTCAACCATTCTCGGAAACCAATCGTTAAATCTTGTATTGATTTTCAATCTTTCGTGCAACTCCCTTGCTGATACTGTCTGTTTATCTAAATCTACTTTTAATAAATCGTTCATTTTATCCTCCTCGTGCTGTTATTATTTATCCAAAATCTTTCGTCTAATTGCATCCACACCTTTTTGATATACAAGAGTTTTTGTTGATATCTGCTGTTCACCATTCTTCATATACTTCTGCTCGATAACCCTGAACCAACCGCTATCAACATATCTCTGATAAGGAACATTGAACCTGTCCAAAATTCCCTCATTCCTTAAAAACTCAAAAATATTATTTCTTCCATAACCCTTAATTGAAAGAACTTTCGCAACCTCATTCATTGAAATAGCTGTCTTACTATCCGCCACCGCATCGAAAAATTCTGCTTTTGGTTTCAACTCCTCAATCTTCTTGTCTTTCTGTTCAAGCATTTTCTGAGCCTCGATAACCGCAAGTGCAATCAAATTATTTCCGCTTGGAAGCTGTGTCTGAATAACATCTTCCATCTCATGAAATCTGTTTATGTACTTTGCCGTAAAACCTGCACCTTTAACACCTGTCAGCTTGTGTGCTATAAATTCGCAACCTTTCTTTGTGACAAAGTAGCAAGGTCTTGTTTCTCCCTTACAGTCCTTATATGTACTTTCTGTAAAAAACTCAACGGAGCCAATTTTGGATTGGTTAAGTTGTTCTATATAATTCCTTACATCTCTTAGCAATTTGCTGTGTTCTTTACCTATCATCTCAGCAACTTCTCTGCTATCAATATATTTCTGTTCTATTATTTCTGAATTATTCATATTTTTTCTCCTATCCTGTTGATTTTTTCCTCGGAATATCTTATACTTTTATTACAAGATACTTTCTTGTTTAAAGACAATTCCAATGCTTTGCTGGCTGTGGGAATTGTCTTTTTTCTTTCTACGCTTGCTGCTTGCTTTTACAAGAATGTTGCCAAAGACTTTTGTTTTCTTCGTCTTATCCATGTCTTCTACATATTTGACAAACTTTACAAAACTCTCCTCTGACAGTTCAACTAAACACTCCAACATTTCCAAAGCCATAACTTCGTTTTTACTCATCTTTAATTCCTCCTAGTCGAAATTGATATTTTATCTTAATGTCGTTACTATCATTTGTACGCACCTCATTTCATATTGATATCATGGCAAAAAGTATGAGACTGAAACATCAAAGTATTTAGCAATTTTCTGTAATTTTTCAATCTTGGGTTTACTTTTTCCTTTCTTCCAATCTGAAAATGTAGAACTTGGTATTCCTGTAGCCTTTGAAACCGCATATGCTGTTATACCATTTTGTCTAACCAATTCCTCAAATTTTCTGTAAGAAAACAATCAAAATCACCTCCTTCTATGAATTCTTAAGTATTGCAAATATTTAGGAAATCCTATACAATAGAACTACCAAAACGCTATTATTATTTATTTTTTTGCTTGTAATTTCGGATTTCCTAAATATTTAACCAAAGTATAATTCGGTTTTCCTAAATTGTCAAGCACTTTTTATGATTTCCTAAAAACAAAGGAGTGATTATCATGTTTGAAAGATACTTGGAAATGTTAAAAGAAAAAAAGCTAAAAAACATTGATGTATCAAGAGCAACTGGAATTCCGGCAAGTACATTCTCTGATTGGAAAAAAGGTAAATCCTCACCAAAAAGAGATAAAATCGAAAAAATTGCTAATTTTTTTGAAATTAATCCTGACTGGTTAGCTGGTACATCAAATGTTAAAACCAAATCACAAGAATATCCACATCAAAAAGTTCCTTACTATTTCAATTCTGAAACAAGTAAAATTGCACAGGAAATATACAATAATAAAGAACTCTCTCTTTTATTCGATGCCGCAAGAGATGCTGAACCGGAAGATTTACAGGCTTTACATAGCATGCTTATGGCTTTGAAAAGGAAGGAAAAGAGAGATTGATTCAAAATAGGACACCTCTAAATTGAGCTGTCCTATTTCTCTGTAATATCCCATTCATTTTCACAACATCTTTTCAAAAACTTCCTGCATCTTCTCTAAAACCTTGTCCTCACTGCTATTCACAGCAGACTGCATAAAAGGTCTTGCCGGCTGATGGCTGTTTCCGTATTCAAGTGCAAGTGCTTTCTGATAATTTCTAAACGGTTCAACTTTTCCGTTTTCACGGGTGTAAGTAGATTTTGTTGAAGCACCCTCCGCTGTCAGATAGCCGATATATGCACCATTTACAGTTTTCTTTGCTTTCTTACATTTAATAGAACTTATAAGTTCACCAGTATCCCGGTGTGGCTGCAACTCATTTTTGACCGAACTCTCATAAATCGGCAATGCCTCGTCTATCATCTTTGGAGCTGCCTCATCGAATATATTTAAAACATCGTCAAACATATCATCCGGGAAATCAAAATCAAATACCGCCATCATTCCACCTCACTGCATGACAATTCAATGTAATACTCGTCTGTACGATATGTTCTTTCTACCTTGTACAATTTTTCATCGTATTTCACATTATTTTGTCCTGAATAATCATCAAAAGCTACTTTAAAGACCTGCACGACCTTTTTATTATTTCTCAAAGCATTATAAAACTCGCTCTGTCTTACCGACTTAACAGCACAAAAAATTTCCAGTTCCTCTCCGGGTACTTCCACCTCAAAGCCATCCTCATCTTCTTTCTTTTCCCCTTCACTTATAAGAAAAAGAATATCATTCAGTGCTTCCATTTGTGTATTCACCCCCAAGCGAAAGAAAATCACGAAGTCCTTCAAATGTTTTCTCAAATCGTTCAGCCTGATTATCAAAGTTAAACTGCCACTTACAATACAATTCGCAAGCCTTAAATATAAGCATATCCTGTGTATCAGCACACGCTTTTTCTTCTGATATGCCTACTCCTCTGAGCAGAAGCAGACATATCTCAATATTGCTTTCAATCTCATCATCAAGGGAACTGTGCTTTATTCTCAGGCTCTTTTTGATTTTCTCTCCAAAATCCGTCAAATATTACACCCCCTTGACTGCTTTTTCCTGGGCTTCAAGAAAACTCTCTATAATAAGACTTTTCACATTACCGCTAACACTATAGCCCTGTTCATCAGCAAGAGCCTTGATGTCCGATATAGTCATCTCCTCAAGCTCCTGCTCTGTATATGTTGAAATTGTGTTAGGGACTATAAGTTTTTTTGAATGACCTCAACAAGCGAATTGTTGTCAACGACCTTTCCATCTGCCATCATAATAGCTTTTGTCATCTGGTCGTCTGTTTCATGGTCTTCATAACGCTTAACCGTTACATTAAGATTAGTATTAAGCATATAGTCCTCCATACGGAACATAAAAGCTACTACCGTATCTGCTGAAACAGTTGAAGAAAAATCTGACATATACTCAGATGACACAAAGTTTACAGGTCTGCCAAGTATTCTGTACTCAGGCTTTCCGGAAACTCCGGCATTAACACGGGCAATAGGCTGGCCGCTTGTATCTGTCATAGCTGCAATCTGATTAAAGTATGTACTCTTAGTCATATACCATTCAGCAGACTCATAAGCAGCCGGAAGTTTTCCCTCTGCATCACATAAGTTTTTAAATGTAATATCCTTACCCTTTGCAATTTCAACTTTCTGACCCTCTACTACTTCAACGGCATCTGACAAAATACCCTCAGGCTGATTTGCAGATGCACCCTCTCCTGCAATAATAGCCTTTTCTAATGCCTTAACCATTGCCTCTGCGATATTGCTTGTAAGAGTTCTCTCAAACACATCAAGCGTTACGGTATCAACAGCGATTGAAACCGCAACAACACACTTTAACTTGAAATAACTGAAAGTGATAGAGCCAAGTGTTTTCTTCTGCTTATCTGTCTTTCCTCTTTCAGCAATCCATGTTGCAACAGGTTTCGCAGCCGAAGTAGGGACTGTCGCACCGCCTTTGTAAAAGGTTCTTGTAACCTTGTTAAGAATGTCACCTGTCTTTTCCATCTTCTCAACAATTTTATTAAGAATTGTGTTCGGAATAACTGCACCCGTATCTGATGTAGTTGTAACTTCATCACTATTCGTAAGATTTGCCGCCATCTTCTCACCATGCAGCACATAATTCATAAATGCAGAACGATACTCGATACTGTTTGTAGGGTCTTCTTTGACAACGCTGCCTACAGAATCAACAATTCCATCTTTAGCACCTGCATAAGCCGCATTATTGAGTACATTTGGCACTTTAACAGCACCTTTCATAGATTCAACATTTGCTTTTGCCTCTGTGTACTGGGTGTACTCATCGTCAAGAGTTTCAACATCCTCCAGCTTTGCCTTATACTCATCCATTTTGCCATCATCAAGAAGCTGTGTGGCCTCATCAAGCATCTGATTACGATAATCAACATAATCCTGTCTGCTTTTAAAATTTTTGATTACATTCATAAATTTCATGTTCAAATTTCCCCTTTCATTCTTAAAATTTTGATTTTTTCCTTGGCAACAAAAAAAGCCTCACTTGATTTATCAGCAAGACTTCCTGTTTCTGCACCTTTGATAAGATTCCTTATCTTCGCCTTTGTTTCATCCGGTATGATTCCACCAAATGCGTTATTTATGCTAAACGGCATATTGCCGCTTCTGCCTGTTTCTATCAATTCATCAACAAAACCATATTTCATAGCTGTTTTTACATCAAACCATGACTCTCTATCCATCAGGTCAAGCAGTTCTTTTTCACTCCTGCCTGTTTTCTGCTGATAAATAGCTGATATTGCTCTATTTGCTGTCTGTAATATCTGCGACTGTTTATCCATATCGTGATAATCGCCTCTTGCACCGCTTGAAACATTATGAATCATATACATGGCGGTTGGAAACGCTCTCACATGACCTGTTGCACACGCCACGATACTTGCCGCACTACAGCAGGACCCGCTTATATCAGCCTGAATATTACCCTTATATTGACTGATACTATAAGACATATCCGAGCCTGCAAACACATCACCGCCACCGCTGTTAATAACGATAGTTACATCATCACCATTTGCATCCTCAAGCTGTTTATCAATATCTTTAGGGCAAAAAGCATCATAACCCAACCAATCATATATCCACTTATCATCATTGTTTACAATAGTTCCTTTTGCATCAATCTTCACCATCACTTCCACCTCCCTCTTTCAGCTTTCCGGTATCTTTTCTGAGCAGTGCAACATCTCCACCTGGAACAGGTGCAAGATTAAGGTACTGTCTGACCTCATTTATAGTCATTATTCCTCTGTCAACAAAAGAAGTAAGCTGCAGCTTTGTGCTCATACTTGCAAAAGTAAGATTGCTGCTTTCAAATATGATTTTATTACCACAATTTCTCTGCTTTCTTGAAAACAGTTTTCTTGTATATTCATTTGCCATCTGGCATATGATAGGCTCTATCGCAGCCTCATAGTATGAAATCCACTCGTCCTCGTCATAATTTGAATGAACAATCTTGTCATTTGTGTTAAAAAAACCATACACTCTTTGTATGGTTCTGTCCGTCTGTGCCGCATTGGGTACATAATCATTAGGATTTACCTGTATTGCCTCTGCCTTAGAATCAACTGCTGCCACTCCAAATGACTTTGAAGACATATTCATATAATTCTCAGCAAATTGCCTTGCATTACTTTCCAAGTCTTCCGGTCGCATTGACTGTGTAAACTTGAGCAGCCATCTTATCACAGCACCATTTTTAATGGCCTTGATAATTCCCTGGTCCGATGTAGTCACAACATTCATAAGTTCCACCAGTGCTTTTCCCGGCGGTTCACCAAAAATATCGTTATCGTAGTAATCTTCACGCAAATGAATAATATCCGTGTACGGTATTTCCATCCACTTGCCATTTTGAAAATAAAATTTAAGATAAAGCACCTGATTATAATATTTTGCATCAACAGATGCAGCCGGTATCGGATATAAGCCACAGGGCAGACCAAAATCATCCCTTATTATCAAAATAAAAGCATTATGATTAAGAGCAAGCTGATTTGCAACTTTCTCCTGCATCATCTGCCCGGACATATACTCATTAGGTTCTTCCAAAAGATTTTTTATGTATGGCATGGGATTTACAGCAATATCCTTTGACCCATCTTTTTTAAATGTTTCCCGGATATGTTTAGCCACCGCCTTACCTATAGCCTTTGTCTTGGGTCTTATACATGAACGCACTATATCAGACTGATACAGCTTACCATTCCACACATAAAATCCATTACCGACATCAGTAATCATCTGGAAAGAACTTTTCTTACTTACATTTTTAAATCTACTAAAAAGTCCCACAATTTCTCCCTTCCAAAAATTTATATAAGAGACAAATATTCTTCAAGGTGATTTTCAAGCATGACATATGCATCCAGCAGACCGGCAAGACCGTCAATTCTCCTTGTAGGACTTGTACCCTTACAAGGCTGAATATTATTATTTTTATCAATATCAACAGATGTATTGCATATGCACCATTTAAGCACCGGATTGTTGTTGTAAATAATTCTCTTTGCCTTAAGGTCAGCACCCAATGATTTCATTGGAGAAGATAAAGTTTTCTTTCCCTGTGCCACCGGCTCCATAACGCTGCGGCCAAATGTGTCGTTCATTTCCTCAACAAAATATGTTGCACTCCATGCGTCATAGCCATCCTTGAAAAGATAAATATCTTTTTCAAGCTGCATTTCTTTGAACCACTCGACCACATACTTGTAATGTATTTTATTTCCGGGACAGGTTCTCATCCACCCCTGTTCAATCCATAAATCATAAGGAATTTTATCTTCTTTTACTCTTTGCTCCACCAAATCTTCCGGAATCCAGTACATCTGCTCAACATAGATATTATCATCACCGGGCACCATGAATAGCATTGTTGCATTTGTCAGGTCATTGGTTGATGACAAGTCATTGCCGCCTATTCCATACCTTGGTTTAAGCTCTGCTATATCAAATAATGCGTTATTATCAATATCTTCAAAATTAAGCCAGCTCTCTGATGATGTCTCTCTGATATTAAACTCTTTGCAAACAAGGTTCTTTACAAGAAGCGGATTTTCCTGAGCTTTTCTTACTTTGTCTCTCAGTGTATCTTTATTCTTGATGGTTCCCAAGCCAGGGTTTGCCTTAATCCAGCAATCTTCCCGAACCCATTCCTTACGGCTGTCAAGCTCATAAATAAACGGGAACAGATGTGGGTCTTTGTATCCGTTATCATCAAAAAGACCATTGATAACTCTCTCAGCTTCATCATATTTTTGGTCGTAAATATCTTCCCTGATAGTTCCTGCCGTAGATGTGATATATATAAGCGGCTGGTCTCTAGCCGTCACACCATCTGCCATAATGTCATACAATGCTTTGCCATTCTTCCACTGATGAATTTCATCCATCATACAGCCATGAACATTCAGACCGTCAAGACTGTCTTTATCGGATGCAAGTGGTCTATACACACCATTATTAAACTCCTCACTGGACAGCTTTGACACAAGCGGCTTTATCCTTTTGCGAAGTGCCGCCGATTTAAGCACCATTCGCTTTGCTTCCTCCCAAATGATATTTGCCTGTTCTCTCTTAGTCGCAACAGCATATATCTCCGCACCAGGCTCTCCATCCGCAATAAGAAGATACAAACCAACGATAGACGCAAGCAGCGACTTACCATTTTTCTTACCAACAATAAAAATCGACTCTCTACACTGTCTGTTTCCATTATCATCAATAAAGCCAAACACGGCGGCAAGATGTGCCTGCTCCCACAATTCTAAACGAACATCATTTGTCGTTCCCTTCTTATGTTTTGACAATTTGCAATAGTTTTCCGCAAACTCCAAAACATGATTTGCCCTCTTTGCCGAGTAATGATATTCATCCGGATTTTTAATATGCCACGCAAGATACTTGTACCATCTGTATATCTTATTTGATACTTTAATCTCACCTTTTTCAATCCTGTCAAAATAATCAAGGATAGGATTGTAATCTAAACAATATCTTCTCATACATCCTCACGCCCTCCAACAAACTCATCAAAGCCATCGTCTTTCTCAACAACCTCAACGGCTTTCGTTTTCGGAAGACAATCCTGCAATATCTTCATTGCCTGGGTCTGTTTCTGAGAAAACTGTAAATAAAGCTGTGCATCAGGACTCTGCTTAGTTCCATATTGATTTTCGCCGTTCTTATACTCCGCTGTAGTTCCGTCACGAATGATGTTTTCCCTGAGGTCCTGCATCGTGATACTCATAAAAGCAACATCATCAATGGTTGCTAAAACAAGTTTCTTTTTATTCTCGTCAATCTCCTTAAACAACCGCTTTAATCTTGCAACTTCTTTTTTCACACGCTTTTGTTTCTCTAAATACTGCGAAATACTATCCGCTTTTTCATCCCTGTGCATTGCTTCCTCTTCAATTTCTTCCGGTGTTACCACTCTGTTCTCACCTCCTGATACCACACCCCCCTTATGAAATGACCTGCATTTCAAATCAATCTAGGCTACCGGTGTTTTTAGAATGTCCCAAACACCCATAAACAGGGGGGTTAGAGCTTTGCTATAGGCTGTCCGTTCTCGTCAAACATGACAAGCAAGCCCCGTCTCTTGTTATTAACTCCATGCCCCTCGAACCTATCATGACAATCCTTACAGACATACTCTAAATTGCTGTGATTCAGGGTTATATAAGGATTTGATATGTTCTCAGGTGTAATGTGTGTACGATGATGTACGATATATCCAAGCTGTTTACCACACTCCTGGCACATACCACCATCGACCGCAATCCTCTCACTTATAAAAGACCGCTTACAGTCTTTCCAAGCCTTACTGTGATAAAATTTGTACGCATATTCCTTTGCCATCTTTCAACCTCACTCATTTGACATATCTTTATATTTTGTCAAATCATTTTTATCTGTCTTCTTTCATTAAAGTGCAGCAAAATTATTTACCTCTACTTGACACTCCTTTAATATGTCAAATAGCACATATAATAAAAAAAGAAGCTACCTTTTTCGCTTCTTAAATGATAAATTCTTTATTGCTTTGTCCTTATTATCTTGATTTATTCCAATATATCTGAGTGTAATTGATATATCTGAATGGTTAAGTATCTCTTTTATTGTCACTGCATCATGCGTCTGCTGATACAAATGATACCCAAAAGTCTTTCTAAGTGTATGCGTTCCAATCTTATCAATATCAAATTGTCTGCCTGCTTCAGATAGAATGTTGTAAGCCTGCTGCCTTGTTATCGGTCTGTTGCCACTTCTCGGAGACTTGAACAGATATTCATAATCATCCTTGCCATATACATAATCCTTTATGATAGGCTTAAGCTCTGCATTGATTGGAAACCTTTTCTCTTTCCCAGTCTTTTTCTCCCTGATATAAACAGCATCTTTATCCCTGACATCACGCACACGAAACTTAAGTATATCGGATATTCTAAGTCCCGTGTATATGCCAAACATAAACATCACATAATCTCTATCGCTCTTGCCCTTTAGATATTCAGCAATATCCATCACAACATCTAAATCTCTGATAGGCTCAACAGTATTCAACCAACCACCTCCCAACAGTACAATTACCGTTATAAGTGTACGAAAAAAGGAGAAGATATGCATCCTCTCCTTAATCAAAACTACTGTTCCTACTCTTGCGATACTAACATAATATCACAGAATTGCTTCGTGTGATTCTCATTTTTTTGAAATTTATTATATTTTTATATACATTTTATTCTTATTTTTATACTTTTTCTCCTATTTATAGGGTACACATATATGTATTTTATTAAAGTAAATTTTAAAACTTACATAATTCCTTTGAACCAAAAATTTGACATTAGTTTTTTTTAAGGAGGAATTTATATGAAAAAAAATACAATAAAAAAGATTATTTTAACAACCCTATTGCTAATAATCAAAACTATATCAATAATGCCTGTTAATTCTTGCAACAACAGTTTAAAAAACTGCTGTAATGTACTAACATTTTTTATTGATAATTCAAATTATATATATAATTGTTGTAAAACGATTGTATATACTTTTTTTAAGCATCGTTAAAACGGTAAGGCTGTTGCACTCAGCATAATCTATACAATTTATAATTCTTTTTTACATATTGCCAGAATAATGCTTCGTGCAACAGTTATTTTCTCTATAAATTATCTTACTTTTCATTTCTGCTCATCTATAAACTCACGCATCATCTTGGAAATCTGTGCCGCCTGACTCACTCCAGCTTTCTCACAGGCTTCCTTAAATTCGTCAGTCAGTTCTTTTTTCAGCTTGAACGACTTTGATATTATACCAACCTTTTTCTGCCATTTATCTGTAGCTTTCGTCTGTGCCTTTGGCATCATATCACCTCTTTACTTTTTTTTATTTTCCTGCTATTATTTTTATACCAAGGACAGAAGCAGGGAGTTGTAGGTCTGCCCTCGGTTTGTTATTTGTGTAAGCTCTACTTTTTAAGGAGGGCTTTTACTTTTTCCTTTGCCTCTTGCAAGTCTTTGCTTTCTTCCAAGATTGCTAAGATTTTTCTTGTTTGATTTTCCTCTGCTGTATCTTTTAACAATTCCGCTAAGTTCATTTCTTCGTTCTCCATTTCTATCTCCTTTCCTGCTATTCCCTTGCTACAATTATATAATACCATACGGTGTTCCCTATGTCAATATCTTTTCAAAAATTTGTTTATTTTTTTCAAAAAAGACGGTCTTTCAACCGCCTATAATCATTTACTGTTTAATGATTTATATTTTATTGTAACATCTCATTTATACATGAAATAAGAAACTTTCTTGCTTCATCATGATTTATATTTTTTTCCTTTGAAACAGACTCCGTTACAGCCTCAAATATATATACCAACATTGATATTTTATTCAGCAAACTTCCTGTTATAACAATTTTTATCTTACTCTTTATACTTTTACAAATTACAATTCCCATGTTATTTCTCCTTAATCTTTGATATAATATGTTAAAATATTTATGAAAGGTTGTGTTATTATGACAAATGAAACTAATCCTATTATTTCAGGTACAAATATATGATGATGCATTAAAACCCACTGCTGTTGAAACTGGTAAATTAGCTGGCAGAATTCCAAGAACAATTAACGCTATTTTTGCTGATCTTGACAAATGGATTCTTAAAAGGGAATATAGCGTTGAAGAAACCAAAAAACTTCTCGAACAAAAGTTACAAAATATAGAACCTGAAAAAATTGTTCCTCCTGAACCCTATGTTGCCGTTCCTGCAATACAAGCCATCTCTTATTCTATGGATAGTGATGAATTAAGAAATATGTATGCAAATTTATTGGCTCATTCTATGACATACGATACTAAGGAAAATGTACATCCTGGATTTGTTGAGATCATTAGACAACTTTCTCCAAGTGATGCACGATATTTTAAGCATTTATGCACATTAAAATATAGACCAATGGTCGATATTTCACTTGATATTCCAGGTGGCTTAGAACTGCCTATACAAAAAAATGTTAATACTTTTTCAAAGGGTTATACAAATGATTTTGTACTTTCTAATGATAATTTATGCAGATTACAATTAATATCTATTCCCAATGATACATGGTACGGTGATGATACTATCTACAAACCTTTATTAGATTACCTAAAACAGGAACATACTCTTGAAAAATATAAACATTTATCTCCTAATGCAACTAATATGTCATTTACTAAATCTCGTATTGATATAACACATTTTGGCAAACTCTTTTATGAGATTTGTGTAAAATAAGCCTATTGCTGGGATAACTTCATATCCCAGCTATTCACTTTCAATCATTCATTCTTAGTTTTTACCTTTACTACTCACCTCTCATATATCTTCATTTTGTCACAACATATTCCATTATCCTCGGCATCTTCTCTCTGCAAACCGCTCTAATAACCATAATCGCTTGTTTAATGCCGTCACAAAAGCGGTCATTATATTCCGCATCAAAGTACGGTGCAATCTCTTCCACATATTCATCAAAGTTTGCATAAGAGTATTCCTGTTCATCCTCAAGTTGTTTTATCAAATCGACAATTCCACCAATTAAACAGTTAAAACAACTATCATATAAACCACACTTTTCTTCCTGCTCATCGCAAAACGCTTCTTTTGACTCCTTTATATCGTCCAGTCTGCCTAACAGCTTACACTCAAAGCTCTTTATATGCTCTCGCCGTTCTGCCTCCTGCCTTTTTGCTTCTGCCTCAATCAACTGTATAATTTCTCTCTGTCCCTGCACTGCTGCACAATCCTTCTGGTCTGGGTGCTGCTTTAAAAATGTATCAATCCTGTTTTCAAAAACTTTTATAAGTATTTTTTCATCAATCACTCTTCTGTTCCCTCCTTAACTCTCACCATAATTCTGTTTTCCGGGAATGTATGCGTACATTTAACATACTTGTTTTTATTGGCATCCAAATCGGCTTCATCAATGCTTATAAACTTTCCCTGTGTATCTGCAAAGACCATATGTGGCTGCTGTATAACATCAATAACCACGCTCTCAAGATATTTTAATTTCAGTGCAATCCTGTTCTTTTCTCTCACCGCATCCCCTTTTTCTTCACGAAGTCTTGTTTCTACCGCCTTGAGCTGTTCCACATTTATTTCCAAGTTTTTCACATAATCAAACTTTTTTATAATCTTAATTAACAATTTATTAAACATATCAACATCCTCCAATTTTCTTTGTTTCAGCTTATTTTTGCTCTTTCCTCTCTATCCTTTTCCGTCTGTAAAAAAATCATATACTGGCCATATGAAAGTCCAAGCTTCTTTGCTTTGTCATTAAAGCTTGCAAGCTCTCCCATATGCTTTTCTTTTTTCTTTTCCTCCACTCTTTTTGCCTTTTTCTGTGTTTTTCTTTTTTTATACATCTGTGCATGTCTTTTTTTACGCTCATACTCACGACATTCGACGGAACAATAATGCTGATTTCTCGCATTAACAGTAAATTGCTTTCCACATCCTATACATTTACTTTTTTTCTTTGTCTGTTTCATTCCTGCTCCTTTCCGGGAGCTGCACCACACTCCCAGCTTTATTTGTGATGTTAATTTTCCTACAGCTATTCACAGCTATATGTAAAAGTGCATTTAAAACTTTTTTGCTGTCAAAATTATTACTTGTCTACTTCATCCAATAACCATTGAAATTTACACTTAACACATAAATCTCTTCCGACATCACTGAGTTTACATCCATGACATAAGGCTCTTTCATCTCTGCCAAAATAAGGACAGTTAATGCGATAATGAACCACTGCTTCTTCTTTTGCACCACCATCATCAATATTTATTCTTTCAAATTCCAAGCCCTCATCTTCCATGATATCCATTAAAATATTTATTAAAAAATTTATATTCTTCATTTGAAATCACCTCACTAAATTTCTTACTTGTCGGATTCCGACAAATCAACCACGATTTAATAATCGCTGTTCAAGTTCACTCATATCTGAGGAACTTATATCTCTCTGGTTAAATGAATTAAACTGATTTTTCTTTTTAGTTGAATATCCTGACTTTGTATTGCCTGACGGCTTTTGGTCTGCCCGCTCTGTCTTATTCCAATAATCAGCAGTGCTTTTCCAGTTTATTCTCCTGCCATACTTGTCTTTCCAATCAATACGGTCATAATATTCAAAAAACTTCTCAGGATTTATTTTTAAGCTGTTATTTGCAACATAATCTTTTACCTCCTGAAGCGTTGGCACTATAGATAGAGTGTTAGTATATTTACTATTACTTTTACTATGTTTTAAAATGTCAGCATTTTCGTTCAAAATGTTTACATTTTCATCCAAAATGTCTACATTATCCGGTAAAAGGGCGACTTTAACTAAGAGGTATGCTCTCTTCATTTTTACAGATTTTCTTCTCCTAGTTGCAAAAAGAAAATTTTCCTGAATTTCCACGGAAGTTAATATTCCGTTTTTTTCAAGCTGTTCCAATGAAAAGACACCCCGCCTTGCACAGCAGTTCACTATTTCATTTACACGATTGAACATTTTGTCACCCCCGCCAAACATTCGTGACGAAATTAACAAAGCACTCTCTCGCTGCCATTCACAATAATACCCATGTTCGCTATAAATCTTTTTTAACAGGGCAAATATAACGGCATATGCCTTTAACCCACATTCTGCTGTTACAAGTTCAATATTGGTATCAGTCGCACATTTAACCGGAAAGTAGTCAATACCTTCCTTATGGTTCATATGTGCTTCCTCCTTTAATCAAACATGTCTATTTTACAAAGGCAAAGAGAACATCCGACTACACAGCACAGCCACATAGCCGGCACCCTCTTATAATGACCCATATGCTCCACCAGACTACTGACAAAACATACAAGTCCATATAAAAATAAAAAATTATATATTAACACATATATTTCACCCGGATTTCCAGACAAAATATACACGCTAATCAGCAATCTATTATGAGGTCCACTTACCTCTACGATATTTTTCTACTGTCCTGTATTTTCTGGGCGTCTCTGAATAAAAACTTTCTTCCTTGAGCTTGTCCAACTTACAGAAAAACTCACTTCTTTTTCTATAAAAAGTTGCCTGACTGCAATGCACATGCTCCCTTTTACAAAGCTGCTGAAAACTCATGTCAGGCGTTGTACAATATCTAATGATCGCACCTGCAAGATCTGCATCAGTCAACCTTGCAGCTTTCTCAATCAAATCAACTTTACTGCTAAGTAAAGCAAGTCTAATGGCCACATCTTCAACTGGAGACTCATTATTATGAGCATGAGGCATCCCATCATAATTTACACCTGCAATGCCCAATTGACTCTCAATATCTCCTATCTGAGCCTTCCATGAATCATACTGGTAGCAAAAATACTTTAACTCCCGGTATTTAAACCGGTTTAGCCTTTTCAAAGGCTTATCATCTCTCCTCATTACATCTCCCTTTATGTTCTTCAATCGTGTGGCATGGTGCCTCTGTTTCCACTGCACCACTACCACACTTACTGCACTTTTCATTCACTCGTCTGGTACTCCAAACTTTTCTGCCACAATTGTGGCATGTAACTACAAAGAATGGATCACCGGAATGATAATGGTTATCTTTTATCTATTTTGTTCTCCTTTCTCTTGATTTTCACCCGCGCATCTACTATACTTATAGTAAGAGCTGTCACCACAGCCCAAAAAAGAAGGGAGATGAGCAGATGAAAAAGAAACTTTGTTCATTAGCTTTAAGTATTTGCCTTGTAATAGGTTCTATCTCATATACTGATGTACCTGTACAGGCAAAAACTTATGTATACTATGTTCCAGGTTCAAGCTATGCGTATCATCCAAACCGCAATTGCAGAACCCTAAAACGAAGTAAACATGTTAAGAAGATTACACTTAAAAAAGCGAAATCTCTTCACCTTAGGAAATGTAAGGTCTGCCACTAAACTGACTTTACATTTTGAGCTTTGGCACAGGAATACTACTTTCCTGTGCCTTTTTATTACTTTACAACAATCTCGTTTTCATCCTGTTCTCTTGTATATCCAAGCTGTGCCATATAGCTGTCAGCAAACCTTGTAAAGCATTGTTTTCTTATGTACTGCTTCTGCTCCTCTGACAAATCATTAAAATCTACATACCCACCATCTTTAGTTGGCACAAGAATCTTATGCGTTATCTTTTTCTTTTTTGCCATACTTACCACCTCTTTCACTTTTGTTTAATTCTATGAGAATACTCTGTCCACTTTGCCTGTCTACATCTGCAAAATAGCAGCTATCTGAGCAAGTTTTACATCGCTACTTCCATCATCACCCACAACCTTTGCTACAGCCTCAACAAGATACTCCTTGCAAAGCAGTTCATTAAGATGTTCAGCCTCCACTTTAACCATTTTTCTTCTTCTACTCATCGTCTTAATTCTCCTTTTCATAAATTTGCAACAATACGAACATTCAAGTAATAACCAGCTTTTTGCATATTAACAATCCTTTTAACAGCTTCCTCAATCTTATTAAGACTATCCGGAAAACGATTATCTTTACAATTCACTCTCAAATAAAGGTCAATTGTTTTTTCAGGATATTTATTATCTTCCATCAGTTCTCTGACCTTTCCATCATCTAATGTATCAAGTAGAGCTTTACCCTCTTCAAACTTTCCCTCAGAAAAAAGTCTGAAAACTTTTTCCTCGACCTCTTGTCTATGGTCAATTTCTTTCTGGAGTTCTTTTGTCCTTGCAATCATCTTGTCTAAACGATTATGTTCTTTTACTTTATCCATCGCTCTCACCTCGCTTTTATTTATACATAATTTCTAATCATGTGTTCTGTTCTTTTATAATATCCTGCATTCTTCTACTATTTGTAGAATAGCAGGGTAAAAAAATAAAATCCTGTGGTATATTATACATCTTAGATAACATTTCTACTTCTGGCACTCTAGGCACAATTCTACCTTTTTCCCAATTTATTATAGTTTGTTTCGTCACTTTCATCCTTCTCGCAACCTCTTCCTGAGTTAACTGTGCATTAACTCGTGCAGCTGCCAAACTAATCTGAAACATTATTGTTTGCTCCTTTCTTACTACCAATTTTTTGCTACAAACACATAATACTTCTACTTTTTGTAGATGTCAATACTTTTTGTAAACTTTTTTTACTTTTTGCGTTGTTATATTCCACATAATATAGTATAATCCATTTAAAGCTAAAGAAAGAGGTGACAAAAATGGCAGAGGATGAATACAAAAAAATTTTTTCAAATAATTTAAAATATTATATGAACATACATCAAAAAACTCAATCTGATTTGATAAATGACCTAGGATTTAATAAATCTGCAATATCAACTTGGTGTAATGGTACACGCTTACCACGTATGGACAAAGTAGATATTTTAGCAAGATATTTCAACATAAAACGTTCTGATTTAATAGAAGACAAAAGCAGCGAACAAAAACAATCTTACTACCTTAATCCAAAAACAAGTAAGATTGCACAAGAAATATATGATAACAAAGAACTTTCTCTTCTTTTTGATGCTGCTAGGGATGCCGAGCCAGAGGATTTACAAACAGTACATAGTATGCTTATGGCTTTAAAGAGGAAAGAAAAGGGAGAATAACAATTAAAATTCACAATATGTATGGAAAGAATAAATATAATTTAGAAAAAATGGAGGTGATTATTTTGGCTTATGATGATTACAAAAGAATTTTTTCTAATAATTTAAAATATTATATGAATTTAAATAATAAAAACCAAATGGACTTGATGAAAGACCTAAAATTAAGTTCATCCACCGTATCTAATTGGTGCACCGGTGCAAAACTCCCACGTATGGACAAAGTCCAAATGCTTGCGGATTATTTGGGGATTTTGAAATCTGACTTAATCGAAGAAAAAAAAGATAAGCAAGAAAATTCTTACTATCTTAATCCTAAGACAAGTAAGATTGCACAAGAAATATATGATAACAAAGAACTTTCATTGCTCTTTGATGCTGCTAGGGATGCTGAACCGGAAGATTTACAAACCGTACATAGTATGCTTATGGCTTTAAAGAGGAAAGAAAAGGGAGAATAACAACAAAACTTCACAATATATAGGTTAAAATTATATGGAATTACATATTAAAATACGACAAAGACGAGAAGAACTTAATATGACACAAGATGAATTGGCGCAGGCACTGTGTTATAAATCCCGTTCTTCAATAAATAAAATAGAATTAGGCAAAAGTGATATTTCCTATTCAAAAATTGAGGCTTTTGCAGAAGCATTAAAAACCACTCCCGAATACCTTATGGGATTAGAGGAACACACTGAAAAGAATAATGCCACAGACTTAAGCGAAATATCGGAAGATAAATATAAAAAAATCATGTCCCAGAATATACAGTATTATATGAATAAAAATCATAAATCTAGAAATGAAATGTGCCATGCTCTGGGTATAAAATACACAACATTTACAGATTGGATAAAAGGTAATACTTATCCACGTATTGATAAAATCGACTTGATGGCAAATTATTTCGGTATCTGTAAATCAGATTTAATAGATGAACATTTAAACAAGCAAAAACAATCCAACTATTTTAATCAAAAAGAAAATGAATGGATGATATTGGATATAGGAACACGAATAAAAGCATTACGAACTCATTGTGGAATGTCACAAAATGAACTTGCTCAAAAAGTAGGATATACATCAAGAACAACTATTTCCAAAATAGAAAGCGGAGATATAAAAATAACCACAGAAGATGTTGTAAAATTTGCTAAATCATTAAACACTACAATTCCTTATCTAATGGGTTTGAACGAAAATGAAAGTAGTGAACAAAACCAACCTTACTACCTTAACCCTGAAATAAGTAAGATTGCACAACAAATATATGATAACAAAGAACTTTATGTTTTATTTAATGCTGCACAGGATGCAGAGCCAGAGGATTTACAGGCTTTACATGGGGTGCTTATGGCTTTAAAGAGGAAAGAAAATAGAGAATGATATACAATTTTGGAGGTGATGCATCTGAACGATGACTATAATATAAATGTACAAATTTTAGACTTCGGCAATTCCATTCCGGCAGCCGTAACTCTAAATGATGACGGTAGCTTTAGCATATTTTTAAATGCAAGGCTTTCTTACGAAAGAAGACTTGAGGCTTACTTACATGAGATGCGGCATATTCAAAATCAAGACTTTTGTGGAGATATGAGTGTTGATGAGATGGAAGCTGTTAATAAGCATTGAATATCAATGTCATATGGATACTATAATATATATTTTGAACCAACTTTAATGGTTCATAAAAAATCGAAAGCAGAGAATTTAGAAAATACATTTTGAATTATATATGCTTTTAAAAACATCTAAAAAGGAGAAAAAAATTATGAAATACATGCATTATTGTCCAAATTGTGGCAAACCATTTTCACAGGAAGGAACACAGGCAAACTGTACAACCTGTGGTATGCCTGGAACATATTTGCACATGACTGCTGATGAATGGGATTCAGCATCAACATTTGAAAAAGATAACGCAATTAAAAATGTCACAGAAACCAAACACTCAGAAAACCTTGATAGAAAAATATATAATGAAGTAACAGCAATGCACAAAAAGGTAACTTTCATGTTTATTGTTACAATTATATCATTAGTTATTTCTATTGTATCGGGTCTTGTAGCATATAATTATGTATCAAAGATAAATAAGGCATTTAATAATTTTAATACAGGACTTGAAAACAGCTTGGATGATTATAATCTTGACGATTAAAGTTATTACAATAAAACAGCAATTTAATGAACTAATTCATATAAATGAAATCTAATCAAAAAAATGACCGCCCACAAAGGACGGTCAAAAATCTTATGCTTTACCCACAAAAGAATATGGCTAAAAGCTAAAGATAACGCATATCTATTTTAGCATAAGCCTTTTCTTTTGTATAGGCTTATTTTTTATACCAAATTTTAAGGAGGAAGAAACCATGTCTGAAAAATTAAAAGAAGTCTGTGCATACATCCGAGTCTCTACTGACAAACAGGAAGAACTTTCTCCAGAAAGTCAGATCAGGCTCATCAAGGATTATGCAGAACAGCACAACATGCTGCTTACAAGAATCTATCAGGAAGATAAAGGTATATCCGGCAAAAAGGCAGATAAACGACCTGCTTTTCAAGAAATGATTGCAACCTGTAAGGATAAGTCACACCCTTACGATGCTATTCTTCTCTGGAAGTTCTCACGCTTTGCCAGGAATATTGATGAAAGCACTTATTATAAATCAGTTCTCCGTAAAAAATGCAATGTTGATGTTATAAGCGTTTCTGAGCCGATAGTTGAGGGTATGTATGGTCGCTTAATTGAGATGGTTATTGAATGGAGTGACGAATTTTACTTATACAATTTATCCGGAGAAGTTATGCGTGGCATGACACAAAAGGCTTTAAAAGGCGGTTACAACTCCAATGTTCCAATCGGATATATCAAAGAGCGTGGCAGAGATAAAATTCCACAGATTGAACCACAGGGTGCTGAAATCGTAAGAAAGATTTTTGATATGTACACAGAGCAAAACATCCCGATGGGTGATATAGCAGCAAGGCTCAATAAATCTGGCTATAGAACTTCAAGAAATTCAAGATTTGAAACAAGAACTGTCGGATATATTCTTGAAAATCCTTTTTATATTGGCAAAGTTCGCTGGAACTATTATGACAGACAAAACAATCAAAGAAAAAATCCTGATGATGTAATTATTTCTAACGGAAAACACGAAGCCATCATATCTGAAGAACAGTTTTCAAAAGCGGCAAGTCGCAGAGCACACGATAGGCTTCGTACCGGATATAATAAAAAGCGTCGTTCTGCCCCACTTCTTGCGAATTGGCTTTCCGGTATGCTCAAATGTTCAAAATGTGGAGCTTCTCTTGGTTTTGCACGTGGCAATAGTAAAAGTGTTCCAAACTTTAGCTGCTGGAAACATGCTAAAGGGCTTTGTTCAGTACACAATGGCATCACACTTAGAAATGCTGAAAAAGAGGTTCTCGCAATACTGGAAGAACTTTCCGGCTCAGAATATTTTTACAACTACAATCTGAATGTGATAAATACTGAGAATACTGAACGTGGATATATATTAAAAGAGCTTAAATCACTCGATAATAAAATGAAGCGTATAAAAGATGCATACATAAACGAAATAGATACCTTAGAAGAATATAAGGCAAATAAGGAACTTATATCAAAACGTCGTGCCGAATTAAATGAAAGACTTGAAGCTGCTACCGTAACTACTCACCCTGCATCTGCCCGCCGTGTCGTTGATTT